CTGCCGGAACAGGCAGTCCTTTGAGTCCTTTCTGACAAAGAAGTACACATCAACACTGGTTTCCTCTTCATCAACTTCGATTGATGCTTCAGTTACGCTCTGGAAGTCCGGAACGATGAAGCACATCGTTGAGCGGACATTCTTGTCGATGTCGATGTATCCGATTTTCACGGAATCTTCGTCCAGAAGCTTCAGCGTGGTGTCGGTCGTTTCAAGACCTGCGATATATGGTGCCAGGTCGGCAATCAGTGCCGATTTCAAGGTGTCACAGATGTTTTCGATAGTCATAATTAACCCCAGTATTTTTTAAGCTGCTTATCAACCATGGTTTCAACATCAGTGGTGTAGCGTCCTCCGCCGATGTATATCTGTTCTGCACGGCCTAGGAAGTCGCGGCCACGGATGGATACCTTCTTAGGTCTAGCGAAGTACTGTCCGGAAATCTGCAGGAACTTCCGTGCCTTGCGTACGGAAATGGTGTTCCCGTAGTTCAGCGTGCCAGTCTTCGCAACAATAAGGGCGTTGGCAGTCCGTCCTGTTGCCTGCGATTTCGGATAAATCGTTGCCGTATCGCCTTTTACCTTGTATCTGTAGGCCCGGTACAGTTCACCCGTGATTTTCTTAAGTACTGCAGCAGTAATCTGACGCTTGATTTCCTTAACGTAGCCTTTAACAATGATGCCGACAGTCTGCTTCTGGATTGACTTCACACCTTTAGCAGTCTGTGAGAGTGCCTGTTCTACACCTTTGGTATCTATCTTTAAATCAATCATCAGATTCTGTAGGCCCTGTACCGCTCAACTGGTTCAAGGTAGCGGTCGTACTTGCTGTTAAGGAATACGCGTGAACCTGCATCGGTGAACGATTTTGAACTGATACCGATGTTCCCGTCGCTTTCAGCTGCCATGCATCCGGCAATCCGTAAAGCAGTCAGCTTGATGATTCCCGGCATTGATGATGACTGCCATCCGGTGGTGCAGTTGATTGTCACTGTATCTCCAGCCTTTACGGTCGTTCCAGTAAAAGTGATGTACTGGCCGTCAACTGATACTTCTGTCAGTGGTACGGTTGTTGTACCTACGGTAATTGAAGACGGAGTGCAGTTCAGTGCACCGACTGCAACAGTCTTTTCTGGACAGACTTTCTTCACAAGTACGCGGGATGCCTGTTCCGGGGAATATCCAAGATAATCTTCAACCACGTTGCAAGCTGCAGAACAGAAGATACCCGGAAGTGTAGTGGAATCGGTATTCAGCCCGGTATAGTCTTTCAATTCATCAACTGAAATAAACATCTGTCAAACCCTCTCTGCGTCACCGTTCTTTACCAGCAGCGAACCGAATTCTGCAGGAACTTCATATTCACTGTTCTTCTCATACCGTCCCATGTCGCCGAGATAGAACGAGATCATGCGGATGCGGATTGATTTTTCGGTATTTTTAATCACGTTTTCGTGAGTTTCCTTTACTTCTTCAACAACTGGTTTTTTGGTTGGCTTTGCCATGTTTTACCCCTTATACGAAAAAGGGGAACCCGCCACGCGGGCAGATTCCCCAGAGTTTCATTCCCTTACCGGGAACGTATGCCTAGATTATGCGTGCATCTTCAGGCGGGCGAATGCTGCAGGAAGAACTGGAGCACCGTCTGCGAACATCAGACCATCGTATCCGATGTTTGCGGCACCGTATTTTTCCTTCATCACCTGAATTTCAAGGTCGGTTGATTCCAGCCACCAGTAGTAAGACATATCGCCAACTACGGCAAGGTAAGAACCTGCGCTGGTAGCGGATGGAGCGAATTCAGATTCGATTACTGGAACACCACAGATGGTTGGTGCAGCACCGTCACGGAATGAAGGCTGATAGATGTACTGGCCGTTCTGGTCCTTCAGTTTCATGGCAATTTTTACGATGGCGGTGTTCATAACGAGAACAGCGTTTGCACGGTATCCTGGAGCGATAGCCATTACCAGGTCGATGAAGTCGTCAGCGGCGAGAGTAGCAGCAGCTGCAGTGGTAACATCGCGTGAAGTAGGGATACCGTTGTTGTCTGCAGTGAACAGACCCAGTGGCTGACCGCTTCCGTCACCGTTACAGATGGCGTTTTCGATTGCAGCTGCAAATTTCTTGCCCAGAACACCAGTAATGAGGTTATCGATTGACAGTGCAGAGGTTTTTGCCAGTTTTTTTGTTACGGTTACACCTTTTGCAAGGGTGTTTGCGGTCATCTGACGTTTGGTGTATGCCAGGTCAGAGTCTACAGGAATAGTGTCACCTTCAGTTGTCCATGATGCGTTTGAAGCATCAGCAGAAACGGCAGGTGCACCGATTGAAGCAGCACCTTTAACAGGTACTTTGTGCACGATTTTGGTCAGTGGTGCTGCTTTTTCGATGCCTTCGATGACATCAGCAACGAATGCTTCAGGAGCCAGTGCTCCGCCGCTGGTAGATCCGGTTGTAAGTGCGCGTGCTTCACCCATCAGGTATTCGCGGAATTCTTCGATTTCGTTCATAGTTCTTTCTTCCTCTTTTGGTTCGGGTTTCTGAACAGCAAAGCCTGCGATTTCGGCTTCGCGTTCTTCCTTCTCGATTTCAGTAGACATGTTGTCTACATCAGCTTTCAGTGCATCCCACCGTGAACGTTCTTCTTCAGTAAGGTTGCGGTTTTCGGTTTTGGCGGTATCGTTGATGCTGCGCATCTCTGTTACTGCTGCCATCCGTTTTTCTTTCAATTCGATAACAGACATTTTCTGCAATCTCCTTTATTTTTCGAGTTCGGCAAGCAGCCGTTCCCGTTCTTCGAGGGCTTCAGTGTCCAGGGTGCGTTCTTCATCAGCGCCGTCAGCGACTGGTTCCGTCTGCGGTTCTTCAGTGCATTCAGCGACTGGAACAGCCTGTTCAACTTTGCTTTCTCTTATTTCTTCAAGAGCGGCCTTGATTTCAGCCAACTCTGTGAAAATCTGGTTTCTTTCTTCTTCACTCATACTCATAATGGCTTTTTCAGTGTCTTCTTTGTCATTTCTTGATGAACAGGTGCTTTTCGGGTATGCAGGAAAGGTAACTCCGGCAGAAACTTCAAACAGATGAACTTCATTCAGTTCACGGGTCTGAACTGGTTTGTCCTGATCTGACCAGGTATCCCTGATCACGTAGAAGCCGAAAGATGTACCGCGTACATCACCACGATTGATTGACACCCACATGTCGTTTGCCCATGTGGTGTTAGGCAGTTCTGCTTCAAATTCAAGTCCAGAGTCAGTGTCGTTGAATACTGCAGTTCCGGCAGTGTTGCGTCCGCATACGTAGCGGTGTTCGTGGTTCCACAGAACCGGGATGCTGCCTTCTTTCAGGCTCTTCGTGAATGCTCCAGGCATGATTTTTTCGCGGAATCCGCCAAGGTTAGATGACAGGGAATTGTACGGGATTTTACCGCGTACATAGCGTTTTCCTGCGTCGGTATCTTCCCGTGTTTCAATCTGCATCTTCCCGAAATTAAGTTCTCTTTTTTCGTAGTCTTTCATCTTAGTTTTCTCCCTGTTTCAATGCCTGTTTCTGGGCGGCCATGTATGCATCAAGGTTCTCTTTAGTAAGCTGCATGAGGTTCACCGGAACGAATGGAACGGAACCGACTCCATCAGGAAGTCTGGTCATGTTCTCTTTGCTGCGAATTTCATCAATGGTGATGGCACCGATATTGAATGCTTTAGCGTAGGCATCCCATCTTGCATTAGAGTCAGCCCGCATCATTGCATTTGTATCAAATTCAATGTAGGCACCTGCTTCACGTTCATTTACTGGAAGAAGTGTGTTGAACGCTTCCTGAATTCGAACAAGCCATGGTGTCAGCGTGTGCTGGATGAATGATGAATTCAGAAGTTCCATGTTGCTGAATTTGGCATCTGCGTTCCCAAGCATGAACAAAGGTACACGGAAAATCTTTGCAATCTCTTTTTCACTGAAATTGCGGTTTTCTACCAGCTGTGATTCCACGTTCCCGGAATTGTTGATGGTTTCAACGGTCATGCCCTTGTTCATGATCAGCGGTTTCTGGGCATTCTCACGTCCGGCGTACAGGTCGGTGAACCTATTCTGTAACTGTTTGGTGTTGTTCTCATCCCAGTTCTTCAGTTCCTGCGGTACCGTTACCATGAATTTTGAGTGAACACCGTTGTCGAAGTAGTCACTGGTATACTGTTCAATCTGCAATCCGGTCTTTGCTGCATGGGTAGCATATTCCATCGGTGAAAGACCTCTGGCACCGTCCCATTTATGGGCAACGATATGCAGTACCTGAATGGTTGAATAGCGGTATGACTGGCC